GTGGAGTGGTCCCTTACGAGGTATAAGGGCGGTACGACTACAACGTACTCTTTAGTATATAGTTTTTATTTGTTTTTATTCCTCTCATATACGTGAACATTATGGATTTTTTGTCTTTATTCTCACGTACGTAACCCCTGTCAATACGGCGGTGCCAGGATTCGACACACTTAGACGCCTCGGTGCCCTCACCAGCCTAAGCTGGGACAGGTGCGCTCGTTATGTAATCGAGGGTGGGGCAACACAACCAGAACAGGCACGTAAAGTCGGGCGCAGCCGCGACTTGTGTCTGAACAGTAATGTCACTGTTGGTTGATGCTTCCGTTCGCATCAAAAATTGAGCAAGGACTGCCTGTCGGTCAGTTCCATCTGCTGCAACACCTTTCAGGTAGTTGTTTGGATCACTCAGCGAAAAGTTCGCTAGTTTGTAATCCGGCAGCTGGAACGACAGGGAACCGTTGGTGGCGGTGTTGGTGATAGCCATACCACCGAGACCGTCCTTCAGGTACCCTCCTCGATTCACGAAGTTGTTCTTGACTGAGCGTGTGCTAGAAGCTAACACACCCGCCAAGGACTTCACGAGTCGGTATTCAGGATCAGTTGCTTGAGCCGTCCAACGTGTAGCGCGGAAATCTGAGATCGTACTTGAGTACTTATCATATCCTGGCGTGACAACGTAATTGGCTCCTCCTCGATACCCAAGGTACATTCCTGCCACGAAGGGCATGTGCACCATGGTGTTGAACGCGTAGGGGGCAGTTCCAGAGGCCGCTACCACCTTGTTGGCTGATACGTAACTTGTTAAGTTTGGATCAAAGCCTGGGGTATATGGCATGATACGAATGACCTTGGCTAAGCTCGTTAGTGATGAAGCGGGTAATGAGTCCGCCCACACTGTATCCTGCGTCATGTGTCTGTGCAACAGACAACGCAAGGAATTAATGGCTTCACCGAAGTTCTGTGCGTACCGCTCTGGATGCGGCACACTCTTCTCGCCTAGACAATACCGTGTCGGAACGACGTTGGTAATATCTTCGGCTTGGAGTGCAAAGAAAGATGGAATTTGATTGCTCGATTCACCACCGATATGATCGGATGGGTTCGCAAATTCGAAATCATCTCCACCACGCATGAAAGCCAGTAGCTTCAGAGTTCCTGAGGCTGGGGCCGTCAGCGTAGTGAGGACGCGAACTGTAAGAACACCATTGTCCGTACCACTACGATTTGGGAGTGATCCCGAAGTATTCCAG